TTTTTACAAAGTATAAATGGATTTATTGCCGAAAGTTGAAACAGAGTTTATTGAAGAAGCACCTGAACCACTAAAAGAGGAAATCGAAACAGACGAGGAGGATAATGTAAGTATACAAATTCAAGAGGAGATTGTGCCGGAGGTTGAAAGGAAACCTGTTATACCGGAGGAAGATATATTTGTTGAAAAGAAACCTAAAAAGAAAGAGTTAACTGTTGAACCCATAAAGAAAGAAAAAAAGAAGCGTGTTATGTCAGAGGCACAATTAGAACGATTAAGAATTGGTCGTGAAAAGGGTCTTGCAAAAAGAAGGGCAGCAGCAGCAGAAAAGAGAGAATTAAAGGAATTACAAAAGAAAAAGAAACAGAAGGATATACAGAAATTAAGAGAAGAAGTATCTGACGAACCTAAACCTAAACCTACACCAGCACCAGCACCAGCACCAGCACCTCAACCCAAATTCAATTCGATTGAAGATCTCCCTGCCGAATTATTGATTAAATTACAACAGGCAGCAATAGAAGGATATGATACAAAAAGAAAGGCACGAAAGGCAAAGAAGAAAGAAGAAGAAAGTAAACAATCTGAACTCAATCATTTCAGGAACATGGTACAGAATGCAGTCGAACCCAAGCAACCTGCTCGTTATGGAGAGCAAGGATTTTTCAGTCATTTATTCTAAATTTGGAGGTGTCCCCTAAAATGTCCCAATGTCCCCAATGTCCCCAAAATCAAATGAAATATTTGTGAATTGATTTTATAGAAAATGGGTATCCCAACTTTTATTATTTTTAGATATTGTTTCATATTTTTTTGAGGACTTTGAGGACACTTGATATATTATGTATATATAACTTTATTCTTTTCTTATACTTTATGACGCATTATGGTCATAAAGGTTAGGTGTCCCCAAAAATGAAAGGTCAAATATTTTTGAGGACAGTGTCCCCTTTTTTGAGGACACCTCCAAATTTTTGAGGACACTTTCGAAAAATATTATATTTCTTATTTTATAAAATGGATTGGAATAATCATGTTTACATAAATTTAGAATACAGAAAGGACAGAAATATACATTCTATAAATGAGATCAAAAAGTTAGGAGTTGAACCTAATCGTTTCAATGCAATTAGAATGAAGGTTGGTATTGTTGGTGCTGTAATGTCTCATATGAAATGTGTTCAAGAGGCAAAAGAAAAGGGATTACCATATATATGTATTTTTGAGGACGATTTAGTAATTAAAAATCCGGATAAATTAAAAAGAAAAGTAGATAAATTATTCAATAAAGATTGGGACATTTTAATGTTGGGAGGTAATAATTTTAAACCATTTACAGAATTTGCGGATTATATAAAGGTTAATAAATGTTTTTGTTTAACAGGATATATTGTTAAAGAACATTATTATGATACTTTATTAAATAATTTTAAAGAAGGTTGTGAATTATTATTAAAAACAAATAATCGAGATTATTCATTAGACATGTATAATCACTATTTACAAAGAAGAGATAATTGGTATTTAATTACACCAATACAAATATATCAAAGACCGGATTATTCAGATATAGAAAATAAAAATGTTGATTATAAAAATTTAATGTCTGTATATGATAAATGACATATAAAGACGATTTTAATAAAAAGTATAAATTTAAAAAAGGTCAATCTCATTCACTTAAAGAAATATCAAAAATCACAGGATACCAAATGAAAGGTATTCAAACCATATATGATAAAGGTATTGGAGCATATAAAACAAATCCAGGTTCAGTGCGGAAGAATGTTGTATCAAAGGAGCAATGGGCATATGCAAGGGTGTACGCCGCCCTCAATCCTAAATCGAAAGCGTATAAGATTGACAAGGTTCATTTAATCAAAAAAAAAAATAAAAAGTAAATTTATAATGTATATCAATTGTTGTTGTATTCGTATTTGTTTTTGGTTTTGGGTTAAAAAATATAAAAAAAAATATAAATAATATTATACAATGAGTAAATCCTTAAAAATATTAAAGGTCGTTGACCCACCCAATCAGAAGATAAAACCACTACACCCAAATTTACCAGCACCCAGTTCTTGTGTATTAATGGTTATGCCTACAAAAACTGGTAAATGTCTTTATGAGTATTCATTAGTAGAAACAGAAGAAGGAAAAAAATATATAAAAAATGTAAAAGTAGGAGATAAAGTATTAAGTGATAAAGGTTTCGTAGAAGTAGATAAAGTTTTTAAACAAGGTAAAAAGAAATGTTTTAGAATAATATCAGATAACGGACATGAGATAATATTAACAGAAGACCATAAATTTCACACATTAAACGGAATGAAACCTATGAGAGATTGCAATAATGAAATGATAATAACTAAAACAGGAATGACTAAAATAAAAAGTAAAGAATATTACGGAGAGGTAGATTGTTATGATATATCAGTTAAAAATGAAAATCATAGATTTTATTGTAATTTTTTTTCAGTTTCTAACAGTACCATTATAAGCAATATGCTTTTAAACAAGGATTTCTATGGACAAGATTATTTTGATTATGTAAAGATAATTAGTAATACAATTAATAATGACCAAACTTCAAGGTTCTTAAAACAAGCATTCGATTGTGAAGATCATTACAATGATACTATGATACATGACCTTGTAAAATCACAAGCACAATATGATAGAGACGATATGCCTTCTGTGTGTTTAGTTCTTGACGATTGTCTTGGAGACAAGACAACCGCCTTAAATAATATATCCAGTCGCTATCGCCACGCAAACATTCAGTTGCTAATTATAAGTACGCAATTGTTTCGTAAAACAAGTCCCACTATTAGAGCAAATGCAAACTGGGTATTGATAGGTAAATTGACAAATGAAACTGAACTTGAAAAAATATCAGAAGAATATTCAGGTATGTTTGGTGGTGATAAGAATTTCAGAGAAATGTATAAAAAAGCAGTTAAAAATAAATATGATTTCATGACTTTAAAGTTAACAGAGAACCCTGCCGAGATATGGATTAATTTTAATGAGAAAATATATCCTCTTGAAAATATGACAGAAGAAAAAAAAGAATAATATATTCATTATTTATTTATAATAAATAAAAAAAATAATTTAAATATTATAAAATGGAATTTGTATCCGCGGATAGGTCAAGAGACGCAGAGTTTATTTCAGGTCTTCAAAACTACAATCAAAGAGTATTCAACAATAATAAAGATATTGCTGCAAAAATAGACGATACAAAAGATCAATTAGACCAAGATATTGAAAATGCGAGGCAAACCGCCGACTTGGATAATATAAAAACCTCCGGTGCCCTTGCTGGTATTGGTGCTGGTGGCGGAGAAAAAGTTGCTCGTGGGATAAAAGATTTTAAGGAGTTTCGAACAGCAAAAGCAGCAAAAAAAGCAGCAGACATTGCTCTCGCAGCAAGGGGTGGTGGAACAGAAGTTGCTGTAAGTGCAGAAGAAATTCTTGCCGGTCCAGGTGGACGGTTTACTGAATTAACACCGTTACTTGGAGACCCAAGAGCAGAAAGAGCAGCAGCAGCAGAACAAGAAGGTATTGGACAAGTATATCGAAGAGGAGCAAGACCTTCTTCTCCAACAAGAGTGAGAACCGCAGAACCATTCACAGAACAAGAACAATCCGATTTCAGAAGGGGAGTTGAAGAAAGGGGAGCAGCAAGAGAGGCAGCAGCAGGTGAAGAAGGAGCAGAAGCAGCAAGTGCAGCAAAAGGGACAGTAAAAACAGCATTAAGTGGAGCAGAAGTTCTCGCAGAAGAAGGTGCTGCAAAAACTGCTGGTAAAGTTCTCGCAAAAGGTGCTGGTGTTATAGCACGAGGTGCTGGTGTTGCTGGTGCTTTGGTATCAGGGGGTTCGGCAATCGAGAGTTTAGTTTCAGGAGATAAATTTGAATGGGATAAACAAGGTGCTGAAATTGGTGGAGCATTACTCGATATATTAGGTACTGGTGCGGAGTTTATACCAGGTGGTCAATTATTTGGTGTTGGATTACAACTTGCCGGAACAGCATTATCAGGGGTCGGTACCGTTACGGAAGCATTGGAGGCAGAACCACAAAAAGAAGAAGCAATCGGAAAGGCAAAAGATTTACAAGCACAGACACAAGCAGATCTCGAAGCACAAAGAGAAAAAGCATTAACTGGAATAACCTCCGCCGCACAAGGTGGGGCAGCAGTTGCGAGACAAGTTCAATAATTTATTTTTTTCATAATTTATTTTTAAAAATTTTATATATTAAAGATTATAAAATGAGTAAATCTTTTTGGAAAGCAGAAAGCACAATCCCTATTGTTCAAACTTCGAAGGCAATCACTGCCCTCAATGGTCTATCTTTTGACGGCGGACAAGAACTCCGTATTCGTGTACCACCCACTACAAAGTTCTTTCAACCCAAAGAATGTTATCTTCAAGCAGATATTAAATTAAAGGGTGGGACGGCAACTGGTGAAGCAACCAAACTTCAACTTGACCCTGAATTAGGTGGGCAAATTTTAATCAAGGATATTCGTATATATACTTCGGCAGAAAAGGGTTCTGTATTACTTGAAGAAATACAGGGGTACAACTCCATGGTTTCAGTTATGAGAGATTTCGATACAAATGACAGTGAAAAGAAAAAGAGAGCACTTACAGAAGGAGCAACTATTTGGTTGCCGGATACTCGTGGTACACAGGGAACAACTCGCTCTGACGCTGCTAATATTCTTGATAATCCCTTTTTTAAAGAAGATCCTTTAACCACTACTAATAAAAGAACTGCATTTAATAATGACAGTTTTAATACTGCGAAATTGTGTCTACCATTAGAAACCGGAATATTTAGGTCTGACCGTGTATACCCCAATCTCCTCACTGGTCTCGAAATTGTTATCACTCTTGAAGACGCTGGAAAATGTATTACTCAACTTGATAGCGTTATGAGGGGTCGTCGTCTTGCCCTCAATCCAGTATTCTTATCTCGTAATGGTTCAACTGGTGGTGCCGCCGCTGATATTGCCGACGGTGATACAATTGATAAAATTCACCTTGACACTGATAATTCACAGACCAAACCACAGAATTGTCCTTTCTGTATTGGAGAGCGTGTTGCTATTGTATCGGCAGATAATGCTTCATTACTGACGACTGATAAAGACCTTGTTATTAAACAAATAAATACCAATGCCTCCGGTACTGAAATTACATTTGACCCAGCGGACGCGAAGTCAACTTCTGGCGGTGATACCTTTTCGGCAAATTCAGGAGCATATGTTGTATCTATGGCGGCAACTACAAGAGCAGGAGTATCTAATGCTGATTACAAACCAACATACACTTTAAGCAATGTCGAACTTGTTTGTCAAGAAGTTGACATGGGTGCTGGTTTTGAAAGTGATATGTTAAGAGCAATGAAAGAAAAGGGTGTAATTGTTCAAGATATTTTATCATGTCAGAATTACAGATATTCTTCACAGTCCGGTGAAGTTGCCCTTAATATTCGTCTGCCTCTTAATAATGCAAGGGGTAAGGCAATTGTTTCTCAACCTACGGACGCGACAGTATATTCTGACAGTCAGCGAGTATCCGGAACTGGAACATATGATATCGGCGGAGACGCTGCTGATAAGACCATGAATGAAGCAGTTGCTGGTATTCGTGGTATCTCTGATTTTATCAGTGATTATCAGTTCTTATATGACGGTCGCCTTCAACCTTCTCGCCCAGTCCGTTGTTCAAAGACCTCTTCAAAAACTTCGATTGACGCTCAACCATTAATTGAGACGACCAAGGCACTTGTCCAATCAGAAATTTCTGCGAAGTCCCTTGCTGCCTACAATAGCAATTGGTTGGTATCTCGTGCCCTTGCTCTCAATAAGGGTGTATATGATACTCGCAATAAAGATTTCAATATTCAAGTTAATTATTCAGGAACTACTCCAACAAAGAATAAGTTATGGAACAATTTTGTCTTTCATTTAAGAAGGGTCAATATTCGTGGAGATAGTGTTTCTGTTGAATATTAAAGTATTTGTAATTTATTTTATTATTTTTTATTTTTTAAATTTTATAATATAATTAATATTATAAAAAATGAGTAATCGATACCTTTCAATTAAACCAAGTAATTCGAATGCCTCTCAATCATACCGAGACGGACGACCGGTTATAAGTTTCACAATTGCTGAAAGTGAAAGTGTCCTTGTCCCTTCTTCTGTCCGTTTCTGTGGTAAATTTCACGCATACAAGAACTCCGCAAGAGGGAGAGTTGAAGCAGGAGACAATGTTGCAATGGATAGTCGTATTGGGATTTGGTCAGTTCTTGACCAGGTAGTCCTGTCTTCTGCGACCTCCAAGCAGACCATTGAGCATATTAGACACGCAAATCGCTTCTATTCTTCATACCTTGGATTAACCAGTTCTGAACAGTCATTAATTGGTCATTTTGGTGAGACCGGTTTAACACTCCCAAGTACTAATGGACAGAAGGTTTCGGTTGTTGAAGAAGAGGGTACGAACACCAATGAGTTCTGTATACATATCCCAACCGGATTGCTTATGGGTACTTCGGCAATCCCTCTATCCAGCACCAGTGGTATTGGTGGTCTAACAATTGATCTCCACCTCGCACCTGATAGTATGGTATTATTTGATACTGCTGGTGACGCTTCTTCGAATGGTCTCACTGATTGTTTCTATGAACTAACCGATTGTCAGTTAGTATGTGAAACGCATTCACCAAATGCCGACGATATGAAGAGAATGCAGGATATGGGTGGATTTGAATATAATTCTATTTCAGGATATTATTCTACTATTAACTCCACCAACGCAAATATTAATTTCTCTCTTGGATTATCAAGAGTTGAAAGTGTATTTATGAATTTTATCAATAGTTCTTATCTGAACAATCTTGACCAAAACTCTTTACAAACAATCAATCCACTGACTTCTACTGGGGCAATTGCGAATGTAGACCAAGTTGTATTTACAAAAGGTGGTTCTCGGTATCCTTTGGACTATAATCTTGATACTCAATATAAAGACGATACTTCTAACTTAAAGGTTGACCCACAGATAATTAGAAATTTTATGAACGCCGTCATACCATTCACAAGTATTTCTCACACCTCGATTTCACCGGTGAATACTAACAAGAGGTATACGACTAATGATAACAGTGTCCTTGAAGGTGGTTCTCTGTATGGTGTAGGGGTTGCTTATGATATTATTGGTTCACCGGCAGGTGGGGACTTCTCACAGGACGCATGGGGAGTTCAAATGGATTTGGGTCTAACTGACGATAATCCGATTTCTGCATTTATCTTTGTTCACGCCAAGAATACTGTTCTATTTAAGGACGGACAGATACAGGTTGTCTCGTAAATTTAAAATCTATACTTTAATTTTTAAAACTTTTTTTAATAATTTTTATATATTAAGTTATATAAAAATGAGTATGTCTATCCCCCCAATGCTTCAACCTGGTATGATTAGTTCGAACCCTGAACAGCGTATTGATACTGATATTCTTGAACCGGTAATTTTCACCGAAAGTTTTATCAGATATGAATTACAGAATAAAGGTCTATTAAATCCTCAATCTCGTATTACATTTTCTTTAAATGGACACGGAGATCACGATAGTTTTTATCCATTAGGAGTTGGTGTTGGTTCTGTTATTGATAGAGCAACATTAAAGATTGGTGGTAAAACCATTTGTGAAATTCAGGATTTTAACTTTTATCAAGCATACAAATCTATGTTTATTGACCAGTCAGTAATTAAAGAAAGAGAGCAGTTTAATTCAGGACGGTGTATGAGCAATTCTGTTGTATACAATAAGGATAATGTTGTATCTGAAAAAGTATCGATTGATAACGGTAAGGAGTTTGTAATGAACGCAACCGATACCAATAGTGAATTAAGAACTCATACCTTTCAGCGACTACCAAAACAACCGGTTTTCTCTATAACTCTCGACGACCTATTTCCGGCAATTCGTGGTATCCAGTTGCCCCTCTTTATGTTGCGGAGCGACCAGGCAGTACAACTTGAATTGACCCTTTCAAATAGTGTTGGTGAACGAGCGTCCATGTCGTCCGGTGGTGATAATGGTGGACATTCCTTCACCCTTGACCAAACTGAATGCCGTATGATTGCTGATTACACATTCCTTGACGGTGAAGAAATGAATGAATTTGCTCGTGCTAATAGTGATTTTTCATTTATGTTCCTTGAACCTCGTCTAACCAAGACGACCCTTGCTGACCAAGCAGCGGCACAGAACCAAGTAAGAAATGTTGGAGGTGCTGGACGGTTAGTATCCAAAATGTTTGTAGGTGTATCCTCTGATAAAATGAGTGTTCATTTTGGAGCGTCCGCAACCGGAGATCAAAAGACCTTATTAAATAAATATCGTGGAGTTGCCTGTGAATTAACTGGTTCTCGTGCAGGAGGTGATTTGAACTACGGCAAACTTGTATCGAATGTTAAAAAGAACGACGAGTTCTTATATCCACTTGACAGAGAAAACTCTGCCCTTCATTTCCACGGAGTTGCTGATACAGAAGGTGCTCCTCCTCATATCACTCGTGCTGAATATGCGAGAGGTGGGGATAGTTTAGTTGCTCGTAAATTTGAGGGATACCCAATGAATGGTGCTAATGAATTGACCGGTCAGTTCTTCTACAATGCTTATCGTATGAATGACGGCGACCGAGTTGATAGTCGTGGTCTCGAACTACACCATAAATATCAGAACCTTGCCGCTGCCGAAGCACCCTACACTTCTCGCTGCTGGATTGAGGTTCAGAAGGTAATGAGAATGAAGGACGGAGTTGTTGATTGTTATTACGCCTAAATAAAGAGTGTCCCCAATGTCCTCAATGTCCTCAAAAAAATATTAAATATTTACGATTTTCACAAATACAAAAAGGAGGCAGAGGTATTCCACGATATTCTAAAATCACAATTATTTTATTTATTTTTGAGGACTTTGAGGACTTTGAGGTCAATTAATATATTTTTTAATATTTCATATATATATAATGAGTATATATGTGAAATCAGATAATAAAGGTAAAAAGAGAAGTGATACTCCCACACCATATTGTATCTGTGAATTTCTCCATAAGATATTATCGAATAATTATAATCCAAAGATTATTCTTGATCCATGTTGCGGTGATAAGAGATTAACAAAAGATTTTGATTGTAAAGTAATTAATTATGAACTTAAAGAAGGTACTGATTTTTTGAAAGAAGAAAATAAAATTGAATGTGATATGGTAATAATGAACCCACCATTTAATATTGGATATGGACGCAAACTTGCTGTTGAAGTATTCATGGATAAGGTATTGCAATTATGTGATAATAATATACCAATTATAATGATATGTCCAATGGGATTTCGATTAAATCAAAGAATTAAATCAAAAAGGTGGAGAAATATGAGAGATAATTATCCTAAAATTTGCTCAATAATATCTCTACCATTAGATATATTTGAAGATACACTATTTCATTGTGAAATATTATGTTTTAATTGTGATAAATTAGACCCTCATTATTTTTTAGATAATATTCAAGTTTAAAAATAAAATCTTTTATTATATATATAATATAAATGACAAGTAAAGAAAATCTAATTGAAACCATTAAGAAATCAAGACCGAATGTTAAAGAGACAACTGTTAAAATGTATGTATCGAACCTCATGAAATTAATGAAATTATTTGATAAGGACGATTTAAAATTCTTAAAAGATATTGAGAAAATAAAAGATAAATTAAGTGAATTACATTATACAACTCAAAGAAATTATTATAATTCAATTATTGTATATTTAATGTCTATATCAGATAAACCTGACGAAGATAAAACAATTAAAGAATATAATTCGATAAGAGACGATTTAAATAAGAAGTATGAAGAAGAACAGGCAACTGGTACAATCAGTGATAAACAAAAAGCAAATTTCGTTGACATATCAGAGGTCAATAAAATGATTGAAAAAATGGGCGAAGAAATTAAAGAAAAAAAGATAAAGAAAAAAGAAGATTTAACGGCAAAAGATAAAGCATTATTGCAAGTATATATTATTTATAATATTTATACAAGAATACCATTGAGAAATGATATCAGCGAAATGGAGGTAATAAATAAAAGATTATATAATAAGTTATCTGAAAGTGAAAAGAAAGAAAAGAATTATTTAGTGATTAATAAGAACTCAATGTTTTTTGTTTTGAACAAATTTAAGACAAGTTCAAAATATGAGGAGTTAAAGATTGATATACCAAAGGATCTTGAAAAATTATTAAGAATATATATCAGAATAAATGGTATGGGTGTACTATTTAAATCGAGCACAGGTAAACCTCTATCAAGAAATGCTTTAAGTCAATTATTGATAAAGACAAGTAAAAAATATATGGGTAAATCCATTTCAACAACCATGTTGAGAAAGATATATTTATCGAGTAAATACTCAAAGGTAAAAGAAGAAATGGAGAAGGACGCAGAGGTAATGGGTCATTCAGTAGGTATGCAACAGGCAGTATATGTGAAGAAACCCCAAGAAGAAAAAGAAGAAGATTAATCGTAATAAGAATTCATTTCATTTTCAGGTTCGTCAATGAGACATTCAATAATACCAATACCTTCATTATCCATAAATTCACGAAGGTCTTTAATGGTCTTAACTTGTTCTCGATATTTATTGAGAATATCCACACCGAATGAATGAATGATACGGTCTTCACATTCAAACAAGTCGGCACAGCAATATATGTCAACTGCTTTATTAAAACTCTTTACAAAATTATTATAATTCTTTTTATATTTATCATTTTTCATTTCTTCTCTCCTGACATTCATAATTAATTGCATGATATCATTTGGGAGATAATTAACTGTATTCATTTCTATACTTGATTATATATATTAATATTCTTTTAAATGGGTTTAGGTTTATTTTATCCGTTTATTTACTAAAATAAAAATCTTGCTTTATGTTATAAATGGTTTGGAATTTAGTTGAGGATTTAGAATGGGGACATTTTAATGAAAAGAAAGTTTTAAAGTGGTTGAATGAAAATGAATATTCTGACGATATATTTAAGTTATATAAGAATGAAAAGAAACAAGTTGATTTTAAGAATACTAAAATAATTGGTGAATTAAAATCAAGGACAAATAATTATTCAAGATATCCAACAACATTTTTCGGATATAATAAGATTAAATATTTATTAGGTAAAGAAGGAGAAAATAGAGATTTTAAATTTTACTTTTTATTTACAGACGGATTGTATTGTTGGGATTATAAAGAAGGAGAATATGAAATCAGAGATTTTGACCATAGGGAGAGGGGAGTAAAGGACTATGCATATGTACCAATCGAACATTTAAAATGTATTACAACCGATATTCATTCTTAATCGAAGTTAACTACAAATTTGCCTTGTTTAGATATTAGTCCATAATAATGTTTTACCTTTTTATTCTTTTTATTGTCAAGTTGTTTTTTCATTCTATTTGAAATAACAGGTTGAATTTTATCTTTTAATTTAGGATCATTATTCAATAATTTAATTGCCCTTCTCACAGAAGGTATGTCTCCATGAATAGAAATATCACTAATTGGTATATGTATTTCTTCAACGGTATTAAATATTGAACAATCAATATTGTATCCATTATTACAATATACAATAACTTCTTTACAAAATCTCATAATCTTGTTTTTTTGTTTTACAGTTAGTATTTTATCAGGATTTGTTTTTTTTAAATATTCTTTTAATTGTTCTAAATTTTCAATCAGATATACTTCATTGTCAGGAGGTATTTCTGTTATATTATGTAGTTCACTCCATAGTGCAATTGATATTCTTAATTTATCCATTGTATGAGCATTGGGTATATCGATACCAAATTTTGAAATAATATTTAATAGGTCTCCTTTTGAAAATGTTTTATTAATCATTATATAATAATAAAATATTTTAATTATTATAAATAACCTAATGCCTCCCAAGAAGAAAGTACCGGAAGGAGAACTGACTGCTCCTGAATTGCGTAAACTAATCCGTGCCCATAACAAACTCACCAAGATCACTATACCCAAAGGTACAGACCGTGAGGGAATTATTAAGATTATTGAAAAGAATGGATATAAAGTAAATCACCCAAAGAAACGACTTGACGCACAAGTCAAGAGAGGTAAACAAATTTCAATGAAGAAGGCGGACGAGGTATTACCCAAACCAAAGACCAAAGAACAGAAGGCAGTTGAAAAGAAAGCAAGAGATATGAAAAAGAAAGATAAAGAGGATAAGATAAAAGCAGAAGGTGTTAGACAAGGTGCTGCATTACAGCGAGTTGTTGCTAAACGAAAAGCAGGTAAGTTAAAGGATTTAAAAATAGATACTAAACAAACATTTGATACTGTCAAGAAATTAGAAACCTTCTTTAATAAACAACTTGAAGTATTTAGAAAGAAAAAACTTTTACCTTTTGTTAATAAAATAAAAGCAATGACGGATATTAAACAAATCCAAACTGAAAGAAAAGAAATAAGAAAATTTGGACAAAAAAATATATTAGAGATCTTGGAAACCAATGAGGAGTTATTCGAAGATAAAGAAGAAAAATATGAAGAGTTAGAAGAAAGATATGATAATATAATTGAAGCAAGTATGAAAAAAGTAGCAGAGAGAATTTCTGAATTAAAGAAGTAATTATTTCTTTTTATTAAAACACATGTATCCATTCTGTTCGTCATTATCAATAATCCTTAATCTTAATAATGCTGTAAGACAATTCAAGAAATATATATGGTCTTGTCTGTATATAGGTTTATTTTCTTTCTTTCTTAAAAATATCATATTGCAATAATGAATATACATTTTAATTTGTGATTTAATTGGTATACCTTTACTTTTATAAATTAAATCTTCTCCCTGATATAAATATTTATTTAATGTTTTAAATTTGGATAATGGATATGAACTAATTAATAATCCTTTATAATAAAAACATACAGAACCATTCGAACCATTGTAAATCATTTCTATATTTAATAATATATAATAAAAATATCTTTAAATCTTAATTAATGATAATAATAATCCTTAAATATGGTAATAAATCAAGGATTATTGGTATAAATGACTTAAAAGAATAATAAAATCGCGATTTTATGTCTTTAAATAGGTATAAATAGGCATTATATTAGATTTAAAGGGTATTTTGACCTTATTTATTGTTATTTA